AGCGATTGTATGCCTTGACCAAAGTTGTTACCGGGTTGTACATAAAATGGATTCATGCAGCCCTCACGCACATATAGCCGTTTACATTGACGATCCGTTCAGGCATGAATCGTATGATTTCGTCTGCCATTGGCCCTTTTTCTTTTCCGTGAAGCCCAAGCTCGGCAGCCTTATCATTCCATTCCCATTCGTAAATCTGGAAGCCGTCTTTTTCTCCTATTTTTCGAGCGTTCGATTTAAGTCTTGGGTCACAGAACGCCATGGCGGCCATCAAGGCCATGTTTCCAAGGCCCATCATATTGTTCATGTTATTTTGAGATGCTTGCTGTTTTGCCTGCTCTGAAGCAGTAATACCTTGAGCTAATGTATTGCCGATATTTCCAGTCATGTTGGCAATTTGATTGGCATTTGTTGGGGTTTGAGCAAGCCCTTGTATTCCCTGCATAACGCCGCCCAGCGCCTGCCCCTGAAGCATTCTTTCATTGTTAGCCAAAAGCTGGTCGGTCGCTCCGCCCCTTAAAGCTCCTGTCGCGGATTGATTCCTTAAGATCGCCTCTTCTAATTGAGGCCTTTGCCCCATAATCGCCTGATAGATTGGTGAATTCTGTGCCGACTGCATGAACTGCTCGCCAGAAATGTCGCTGGGCAATCCATAAGCTGCTGCCATCATCGGCAACGCTTCATTTCTGAACTGAGTAGGAAGCGCCTCCTGCTGTTTTAGGTAATTTAACCCCTGAAGTTGAGCATTTGCAGAAATTTGGGCTGCACCTGTTGCCGCATTTGCTGCATCTTTTCCAGGATTACCGAAGACATCGGACGGTATTACGCCAAGAGTTGCGACATTTGCGACTTTTCCAAGGACATCACCCATTTTCTAGGCCTCACATAAACGGTTATTTCTTCAGCTTTAGCAATAGCAAAAAAGCCGCATTTTTTCACAATTCTTTCAACGCTCGGCTTTTTGATTTGTGCCATCACCATGTCACACCAGTCAAAAATCCATAGCACAAACTCGACAAACTCATCAATGGCTTGTTTTAAATGGCGCAGCCCTTTTTTATCGCAGGCAAAGTGGCAGCTAGCAGCATTACCCCTACGCGACACAGAAAAAAGGACGAATCCAGGGCCACCCCATTGAAATACAAGGTGGTTTTTATCCACAAGAAGATTTCCCGTATCGCCTTCATATGGGAAAAACTTTACACTATTTGAATCCATCCTGTGCTCTCTCCTGGAGATGGATTAAACCAGAAGCCTGGCGTTGCTGTATTCACATACATGCCATTGAGATTTGACGTGTATTTGCCATTAGGATCTGTATCGGTTCCATATTGTGGCGTTAATTCTTGAAGCCGGCCAATGTAGTCGTTGATTAGCCAGTCAGGCCACCCTTCCGCCTCAAGGTCAGCATAAGAAACAAGACTATCTCGCCTCATATCTCTATTCCTGCCATGCTGAATACACCTGCGCTATACCCTCTCAAACGTGCTCCAAACCATTGCGGGTAGTCACCAAGCCTTCGCTGAATCATTCGGTTTTGGTAATTTCCTTGCGCCCCTCTTGGTATTGTTATTTCTGGCCCGAACAAAACTCCGTCCTTGGTAGTAGAAAGGAAAACAGAGTCATTCTGCACAGAGCTGTGGCCAGGGGCTGATATAATTTCAAGCTGTGGAATTGTGGTTGCTGCTTTTACTATAGGAGTTGAACAAATCCATTCAATAGAATTACCGTATTGTGTGCAAGATGTTGAATCCAGTTTTCCTATATTGGTTCCTTGCTTATCTCCATAAATCCAACTTGATGTAGAGTTGTTTACGTTTCGAGGGTCGTAAACACCATTAATTCCTCTCCATGGGCTTGTTCCGCTAGACCAATTATACCAAATGGGAGTAGTCAGCATTTCTGATAGCTTGATGTCATACACAAGACAATGGCGCGGAAGGTGGCAAATAACAAGCTGCTGATCTCTGGTGTCCCTGAACTCTATAGAGATGTTCACCAGCTCATAATCAGAATAGGTGTCAATGATAGAATCAATTTCCTTTGAGGCGATATTCTGAAAAGTATTAGTTACCAGATAAAATGATGGGCTATACTCTTTTCCACCGCCAAATATAACCCATCGACCATTCCCAATATTGGCCTTTGCATGAGTACCCACTATTCCTATTGGATAAGATGCGTTTGGTATTCTGGCAAAAGGAAACAACGCGCTTCCATTATTGTAAAATCTATCAGTCGTGTAACGATTGAAAGCCAGCAGTTTGTTGTCTGTGCTTTTTCCAACCCCAACTATTTGATCTGGCGCGAAATCAGAACCTGATCGCTCATCCGCCCCAAATGTTGTTTCATCCGCAAGGTTTGTATTCCAAAGATTTTCACCATCAGTGAAGATGTAATATCCATCAATCCATACCATGTCGATGAAATCACCAGATCCAGCTGGCTTTGTTATCTCAGCCAAGGGGGTAGATGGTGTCCATCTGTAATACTTTCCATTAGCAGTAAAAGATACAGAATTGAAAGAGTTGTCAAGACTTACGTTACCCGACCCACCAATTGATAGACTATTTGAAAGGTCTGTCACATCACCAAATTGACCAACCTCAATAAAGTATTGTCCGCTGACTCTAAAGTGCTTCTTGAACCTATCAGACCAGATTCCGCCACGGTCAATGCCAAGACCAGTCGCATATGACTGCAAGCCATCGGCAGTTCGCATAAAGCCTGTCCAGTCACCTATTGACTGCGCAAATCCAACGAGATTTTGTGGGAGAAAATCTCGCCATTCTGCGCCATCATCAACTCGCGTTCCTTTTATAAGTGGCAATTTCATGTGGTTACCGGATCATCGCCTTCGTCTGTCAGAAAATCATTGCCAGTTTCAATTCGGTCAACAGGGTAATAATAATCAATCCCCCAGGGCTGCTGATTGGCTTGTCCTCGTGGAAATCCATATGGGTATTGTACATTCTGGGTTTCTACCGTTTTGGTTAGAATAGTCTGCATACCCAAAGCAGCATTCATCACCAATTGAGGATTTACCGCTTTTTCAAAATAAGGCGCTACATAGCAGGCCATTGAATTTACAACACCCATGATTGACCAATCTGGAAGGCCTGACTCTTCACTTGGGTCAGGCGTTTCTCCATTTTGAACCCATCCGATTCTTGTTCCAATGCCATCGTTGGACATCATCCAATCTTCTGTATGGTTCAGAACATCTTCGATTTCTTCAGGAGACGCTGAGCTTGTGCGGGTATTAATCCCCAGCAAAGTCAGTATTCTGGTTGCCAGTTGCTGCTTGGTCATTTTCGAGCGCCTTCAAAATAGTTTCAGGCTTCATCCTGTGGTGTGGTTTTTCGCCAAATCGCTCTTCATAGCGAAGCGCAAGATTGCTCACCTGCACGTCGGGTGCATTTATTTCTTCTGGCGTCTTTTTCCAGCCATTGTGAAGAAGAAATCCGCGCTCATGGCCATGCACAGGGCGACCATAAACGCCAGGAGCAACCATATGACAGCCGTCATCAGGATTATTCGTGTAAAGATATTGCATAGAAACTCCAAAGGGCGTCCATGCCCTTCATTGTTAGCCGGTGTAGACCGCGTTTCCATTGCGGGACGGATCTTTGTTACAAGTACCATACCACACGAATGGACGAATGCGGCAGTTCAGAGTGGTAAGACTGGCATCATAAGCAACATACAACTTCAAGCCGCCAGCCATCGTCTTAGACTCAACCTTCATGCCATTGAACTGATTCAGCAGGTCAAGAGGAGCGTCGCCGCCAACGATGCAGATGGAGTCTTTAGCCCAGAAAGAACAGGCTTGGCCACCGGTTGCATTGACTTTTGAAACCGTCATTCCAGACACGATTGCAGTGCTGATGTTGGCATATGCTGCTTGCGCAGTAGTAATGCCAGCCTGGTCAGCAGCGATCGGCTTGGGATATACGGTGATGACGTTGGTTGCCTTGGAAATGATGCGGAAAGTCATCAGCTGTCCAGTGTCGGTCTTGTCCTTGATACCAAGAGCATTGACACCGGCAAACGTAACGACATCGCCAGCCTGATAGTTGGTTCCGTCAGTCAGTGTGATTGTGCCGTACCGATAATCCAAGGGAACGTCTACGCCGCCGGTAGTGGTATAACCAGCAGGCACTTCAGTCACATCGCTGGCAACGGTTGTGGTTGTAGCATTAGCTCGAGCAACAACAGTGCCATAGGTTGGAGCCTTGTAGACGCCAAACCCAGCAACATCGCTGTTGATCAGGCCAGTGGTGTAAGCAGAGTCAATCTTTCCTGTAATCTCGGCGTTACGCTTGGCCAGATCTGAAGCCATCACCTGATTCACACGAGGCGGAAGAGTAAAGTATTTACCCATTCCAGTGTAAATCTGACGCTCTGTCATGATGGTGTCGGCCTCTGCCACAAAATCGAACCCGGTAGAGTTTGATT